CTTGAACCTGAGTCTCTGACGGAACCCTTCGGGAGCGAATACGAAGATTGAACTTCAAAGCGGCTCCGCCGCTTCTCCTTTTTTATATTGCAGGCTGCGTGGGACAAACATGTGGTGGCAAGCCGAGGGGACAACTTGTGAGAGCAATGAAGAAATGTACATTCTCGCCTTCGGCTCGTTCACGTCTTGAAGAAGAATTGGACAATGCCGTCAACAGTCTGGCTGTTCGCCACGTCGGAAAACACCAGGAAAGCGAGCACGTCCCCTTGCTTGAGCTTGCGCATGGTCTTGGTGGTTCCTTCCCAGTTGTAGTTCATGTTTCCACCGGTCTCGGCGTTGTTCATGATGCGAGCGACACCAAAGGCGAGCACGTTCTGCTCTGGAGTGTAGAAATCCGCCCCCCCAGTAGTAGAAGGCGTGTTGACCGCCTCACCGTCGGGGACAACCACCACCGCCCATTGGAGCAGTGCGTCTCCCGCCGTCAACGCCGACGTGCCCATCGACCAGCGCAGTCCAACCACGGTGCCAGGAAACGTGGTGGTTTTCAACGTGGTAGAAGCCACGGTCGTGGTGGCGGTGAGGTTCACAACCTTGAGCTCTTTGTCAATCGGACGCTGCACACGAACACCAGAGGTGCGAGCACGCTTCAACGGACGCGACATTTTGTCGAATTCCTTGTGACGTCCCCAGGTTCCCCATGCCTAATCAGGCACCTGCTTGATTAAGCAGGTTGCCACTTACTGTAAAAAAAGGGGGCGGCCCATTGAAAATTAAAGTACTTGGTTCACTTGCGAACTGAACCTTTTAGGCGGCATTCCCGAAGTTTTCCCCACTAACGAAACGGCGGTACCGTGCCCTCCTTCCAAGGCAGGAGGGTACCTCACACTGCAAGAAGCAAGATGCCAGGCAGTGCGCGAAACTGGTGTTGGACCTACAACCGAGAGAACGGAGTACTTGACGATGAATGGGAACAAATGGTCGAGCGTTTCCAATCTCTAGGTTCGGTGGACGTGGTCGTCTTCCTTGTGTTTCAACAAGAACGTGGCTCTGGTAGTTCGCGGGATCACTTGCAAGGGTATGTTCAGCTTAGCCGCCGCTGCACCATGGCGACGGTGAAACGTGACGTCTTCATGAGCACTTCGGTTCACCTTGAAATAGCACGAGGCACACCGGCGCAGAATTACACCTACTGCACCAAGGATGAAGGACGTGTGAGTGGGCCCTGGGAATTTGGGACGATAGGAGATGGTCAGGGACACCGAACGGATCTCGACAAAGCTGCGGAGCTGGTCAAAAATTCTGGTGCGGCCCGAGTTGCGGAGGAGCTGCCTTCTACTTACATCCGTTACTCGAAAGGGCTCCACTCTCTCGAGTCGCAACTCCGACGGTCGAACACTGAAGTACTCCGTCCACCGGTTTCCTGCGCTGTACTGGTTGGGCCGACCGGGGTTGGCAAAAGTTACGCCGCGGTCACGTTGGATACCGCAGAAGAAACCTTCATTGTACCGATACAGAACTCTGGCGCACTTTGGTTCGACGGGTATAATGGGCAGCGCACCATTATCTTCGATGACTTTGATACTAATTGCGTTCCTTACCGAACTCTTTTGCGCATCTGTGACAACTACCGTCTCGAACTTCCGGTCAAGGGTGGTTTCGTTGTTGCAAATTGGTCCAATGTGGTCTTTACAGCAAACGATCCACCAAACCTGTGGTACCAGGCTCAAGAGCCTTACCATGGTGGACCGCTGGAACGAAGACTCGGTTTGGTCCTTGACGTCTTTGACCGCAACGCTTGTGGTCTCTTCCGCGCCGCTTTTATTACGACGTTCTATCAAGAACTCCCTTTGGATAGTACTGGTCTCGCGATCCCCGAAGTCGAGCCCGAGGCTGCTGGTAATACTGAACAGCAGCCTCGGGGAACCGTCGCAGAATCTTCGGATTCTGATGCTGTCGCGGAATTGGCTGAAGACTTCGTCGCGGGTGTGGAAGACGCGTTCGTTGGTGGCTTCAACGAGGAGCATTTGGACGACGATTGGTTGTCGCTGGAAGCGGAGCTGGCCGCCCTTGAACCTGAGTCTCTGACGGAACCCTTCGGGAGCGAATACGAAGATTGAACTTCAAAGCGGCTCCGCCGCTTCTCCTTTTTTATATTGCAGGCTGCGTGGGACAAACATGTGGTGGCAAGCCGAGGGGACAAC